GCCTGATTGTCCACCACCTTGAGGACTAGCACCACCTCCACCACGTTGTGCTTGCATCTTTGCTAGCATCAACTCCTTCATCCTATCCTGGCCTTGTTGTGCCTCTTGTCCTTGTTGACCTTCTTGCTGCACTTCGCCAGGAGATGGTGCTGATGTCTCTTTCATGATGCCTTTGTAGATAAGCTCCCAATCATCTTGACTTACTACGACATTATCGAATGCCTGGGAGAGAACCTTGAGGGCAACAACAGCGGCAATCGGTGTTGCACGTGTAAACTGCCCAATGATCTGACTAATTTGTAGAGCTTGCTCCTTTTTTGCACGTGAAGTCGGTTTGAGTGTACTTCCACCGACAACGCGGGGAGTAAACGTCTGTCTGATTGCCTGAGCATCCATCTGTTCCCAATCGGCTGCGAACTTTTCACCTAGTATGCTGGCAACTTCCTCTTGTTTCATGAACTGCATACACATTTGTGCTACTAGCCACAGCACTGTGCCGACGCTATCCTCAATTGCGTCCATCTTCTCATCAGCGCGTGTCTGAATTTGACTTTCGTAGCTCTCAATCGCCTTGTTTGTGGTGTTTGTCTTGTATTCTACACCACGTTGCACTGATGCTACACCAGATAGACGGTCGATTGCCTCTAGAACAGGCTTTTTGTCGAAGAACTTGATCGCTTCAGCACTAGGTGGGAGTAGTGGACCTAATATGTCGCCAATCTTCTTGCCTTCAGGCAAATCTACGCCGAGTGTGTTAGTATCTAGCGTGCCTGCTATGAGGCTCTCAAGCATAGAGCCATCTTTGACGCTATTCTTGTCAAACACCACCTTACCAGCGGCGAACTTACGTACCTTAGCCCACTCGTTGTTGATTATGTTGATGTCGTCCTGTTGATCGAGATAGTAAGTGACTTCGCCCTTTGCGTACATGGTGATGGGGTCTGTATGAAACTCCATAGGCACAACGCTGAAGAATTGATCGAGCGCGTAAGGATCATCCCACACCCACAGTGGATAACACCAATCGTTGCAGTTGTAGAGTTCAACACGACGAGTAACTTTATCCCACACATAGACCACCTTCGTCATCTGTGCAGCTAAGAATGACTGTTGATCTGCGTATCCGTACTTAGCGTACTCGCTTGTACTGTAACTAAACAGTTGGAAGTTGTCTGTCTGACCACGCTCACCTTGATCTGGTGATATTCCAGCTTTGATAACATTCGTAGGTGAGAATACACTTTCGTATTCATCGCTATCAGGCTTCTTTCTCCCATAGCGAGCGCGAAGAAGTGAAGTGTACATGAGGTCTTCAATCATCACCCAATTGCAGGCACCACTAAGGTCTAGTTCGGTAGCTGTAGGATCGACTATGATCTGATCTGGTCTGCGTACCTTACACCACGGGCCGCTGGGGGTGAGCATGTCAATTGTTTGCTCTAGTGCGAGCAGCTTGCCCTCGATGTCTTTGATGTCCTTCTGACTGCTAGCCTTCTCTAGCTCTAGGCTCAGCTTCTGCACCTCTTCTAGTGCAGCTTCGCTACTCTGTTCGCGTAGTGTGTAGCCTACCTCAAACCAACCGATGTTAGTCAGCGATGTGCTGACGATATTGCGCTTGACCTTGCGCTTGAGGTTCAACCCCGGTGATGTCTTCTTACTAGCTAGCGTATTGACTAGCCGTTCTACTGTACGTGCCTTCTGTTCGTCTTCTTTATCTTCACATGTGAACTCAGCGTCAGGGTTCTTTGTGAATAGCAGTGGTACTAGTGCGCTGACGTTAGCGAAGACGATGTTCTCTGTACTGTCGAACGTGCCTGTTAAAGACTTCCCACCTGTGGTGTTATCTTCGCCGTGTGGGTTGCTATTGTGGCGTGTGTGATCGTGTCTATAGTACCTGTATGCCTCGTTCCACGCTTCGACACTCTTACTCATAGCACTCTTGCCTTGGTCATATCTACTACGCCACAAGGGGCCTCTATGCTTAGAGACAGGTATCTTGCTCTCACCTATAACACGGTAGATAGGCTGGTCGCCTTCTACTACAGCAGCATCATCCTTCATCACACCGTCGTAGGTGTTGAACTGTGCTGCATCCTGAGGATCAGTGCCAGGTTCAGCAGTACGCTTGTACTCTTCACCTTGATCATACTCAGCCATATCTGTGGCCCCTTGGATTGTTAGCCTTCTTATCATGCTCCTGCCACAGCATCCAGCTAGGAACACGCTCATTTTCAGGCGTGACGTAGCGACCTATATCAGGCATGTCACCAAGTAGGTACTTAGTAGTGTCCATAGCGTGGTCATTGCGATCTACGGGTTTGTCAATGCGTTCACCAGAAGTAGATTGCTGCCAGAAGTAACCAGAAGCTTCATCTGTCCACCAATCGAGCTTCGCGTTGATGAATAGGCGAGGTGACCCTGCAACACGTTGTACGGGATGAAGCAGATTGCGATTGATGTTGAGATAGCTGCCAACCTTGACAATGCCGTTGTTGACATCGTTGTTACCACGCTTCATGTAGATGCGATCTTCTTTGAACATGTCTGCGATAGTCTTACCCACAGTGCGCTTGTGAACTGTCTTACGACCGAAGATGCTAGGGTCAGCGTTGATCTTGTGCATCTCATCTACTTCTACATTCCAATCGCTGCGTATACGTCGTATAACTGAAATCTGTTCGTCAATAGTCATCTCCTTCTTATAGAACCCATCGCAGATGATGGCATGTTGCTCAGGGGTGACGAACGCTAGTAGATAGCACGACTGTTGTGCTTGACCGTAGTCATAACCTTCTATCCAGTTCGGATGATAATGTGTCTCATGATAACCGTCGAGTAGCGTTGTGATCGCTCCTTCCTGTAACAGGTGTAGGCTGCTGTCGAACTGAGGGTATACCAATCCCTCATAGGCCACCCATTTGCCAAGTAGGAAGCGGTCCCGCTGTTGACCACTGTACATAGTTTCGAGTGTTTGAATGAAGTCGCCACCTTCCGCTTCATGAACGTGTCGCAGTTCATATGTGCTACCTTCAATCACTTCGATGAGTAGCTGCGGTTCACCGTTGTCATCTAGTACGGGCTTGCGGTCTATGTCACGAACACAGATCAAGTCATCTGTGATGTAGCCAGCCTGCTTATACTGCACCATAGGGCGTACTAGTTTAGTATACACCCAGTTACCAGTTGGGTTGCATGTCAACATCATCCAACGTGGACCTGTCACTGGCATCGTTACATCATCACCAGTGTAGCGAGCGCGACCACGTAGACGACCGAATAGATCGAGGAAGTCCTTGTGTGTGATCTCAGGGTCTTCGACTTGATCCACTATCACCCAATCGAAAGTAGCACTCAACAAATTGCTGGAACTGCTTTCTGTCTTCGTCCCCTGCTGCGCGATGTATCTGAAGTATATAGTCGTGCCGTTTTTTAGGTGGCAGATGTTGTCCCCATTCTGTCCAACCGCGAATGAGACTATCCAAGTTGGAGGACACCATTTAAGGAACTCCTTACGTATAGTATCATTCAACTTGGGGTATGTTGAACGTGATATAAGACCAGTGCACCCTGGATACACGTCAGCTAGTTGTATAGCCTTGATGACTGCTGCTGTAGTCTTACCATTGCCAAAGCCACCGCCGTAGATTTGTACCTTTGTCTTGCTACGTAGAAAGCGATCCTGCAAGCTGCCTTCTTTGAGTAGCAACTCAGGACGCTCTGCAACATTGGCTGTCCGTGTGCGTGCCATCTACTTCTCAGTGGTAGCAGCTTTCACTGCCCACATAGCTGCAATCTCATAGTGTGTCATAGCGAGTGACCACAAGCGGCCCTCTTCAGGATCATCATGCGTGTCGTTCTGTGCGTTGCACACATCAATGAGATCAGCAGTTGCACCCTTGATCTTGTTAACCAAGCTGTTACCATCTGGGTTGAAGCTCATACGTACACGATCATTACCTAAAGGCATCTACAACTCCTATCTGATGTTAGTCTCAATCCACTGCACGCTACCTTTACCTAGTGAGCGGAACACTTCACCTGTTGCAGTGTTGAGTGCCATCTGTGATGCAAACAGTGATGCAGCACTAGGCGCAGTTGCAGCGAACATGCTAGGCATCTCGTAGCTAGGATCAACGTCACCATAGAAGCCGTTAGCTTTGATCCCTTGTCCGTCCTTGTTAGGTACGATAGCCATCGCTACCCCTCCTTAATGACTTGTGAAGTTATATCACGTGCGTCTACATCTACACTAGGCATGTGTTTAGGTTGAGCTATCTCACGTATGTGTCTGATGACGAGGCCACCTTCCATCGAGTGACGATGCTCCATGACTTGCTTAGGTGAGAAGCCACCACGATCTAGCATGTTCATTGCAATGCGAGCTTTAGTAGCTGGGCGTGTCTCTTCATCCTCCAGCATGTCTTCAAGCTTGTTCAGCGCGCCAGCACTCATAGCGTCGATGCGCTTCTGCACACTATCCGCGGAGAGTGCGTGTATGTTGTCTTTCACTAAGTTATCAAGCTGCGTGAATAGCTGTAGACCCTTGATCATGTCTATCTGACTGATCTTCAAGCCAGTAGCTTCTGCAATCTCAGCGTCGTTGATACCTAGTGTGAAGTAGAGCCAAACTACGCCGCATGTAGTGACTGCTTTACTGTCAGCAGGGAGATCAATAAGACCACGGCGGATAGCACGATTATTGCGATCACGACCTCGTATAGTAGCCGTCTGAGTGCTCTGTGCGTGTTTCTTGGTCTGCTGTTGTATAACTGCTTCGGGTGACGTGCTGGGAAGCATCGCCTGACCCGTTGCAGTGTCGATGATAAGTCCATTAGCGAGTGGGAGGTCGGGCATTCTTACTGCTACCTTTGCCAGCTTGCTTCCTGAAGATGTCTTGGATCATCTTCTGCTGTGCGTTGCCAGCTTTAGGTGATGGCTGCTTGTTGACAGGTATAGCTGGACGCTGTTGACGACCTACCATCTTGCCACTAGGCACAGGTGCATTAGGGTTGCCTACTGCAGACTGCATCATCTGTGCTGAGATGAGATCATCTATAGGACCACCAGCTTGTGGTTGAGGTGGCATCTGTTTAGGTGGCATAGCTGGAGGCATACCACGTGGTGGGAAGGGCATGTCAAGCTTCCTCATCTACAGGTTCAACTTCAGCATCAGCTTCCATCTCATCCATCTCTGCAGCGGCTGGTGCGCCTGTAGTCTTATCTGCAGCATCATCCATCCACTCACCCACCTCAGTCAGTTCCTCTTTATCTATACCGAGGTGCTTGAGTACTTCAGCTACAGCTTGAGGTGGGAGTTGCTGCATCACTGCAGGGTTCTGGTTGATCTGCTGTATGAAGGCATCCATCTCTGGTGTGCCAGCTACAGGTATGCCAGGTGTAGATGCGGGTGCTGCAGTAGGTGCGGGTGCAGTAGGCATAGTAGTTGTCCCTAGTAGTAGTTACGATCTATAGTATCTGTACCACCCTCAACCTCTTCAGGCGGCATCACGTCATCAGGTGGCATACGACCTGTTCGGTTCGGTTGCATTGCCGCGTAGTTAGGTGTGCCATCAGGATTTAGAGGTACTTTAGCGTTGTACTGTTGCATCACACGTTGCTGTTGCTGTTGCATGAGCAACTGCGTTATGAGATCATCAACACTAGCTGGATCAGCATCTGCACCGAGATGATCAGGCATAGTACTACCTACTTGTTGACAGTACCAATGAAGCCGCCACCACTGTTGCCGCTCTTATCTACAGGATAGCCACTCGTCGCTACGTTAGGTGTAGCTGCAAGAGGCATAGGCATGAAGTATGGTGTCATGATTGACTGGAATGCTTCTTTCTCATTGATAGTAGTAGCGTGCAGTGGTACAACAACGAAGGTGCCAATAGGTCGAACGCCACCTTGGTTCATACCATCAGCTTGTATCGCTTGTACCTGTTTACCACTGAGATCAGCGTTAGCACCTACACCATTAGCAAGTGCACGTCCTATTTCACCGACGTACTGACCACCTACTGATGCAGTGAGGCGAGCTATACTACGCATCGTAGCTGTTGCTTGCTGCGTGAGTGCGTAAGGTTGACCGAACATGTTATCCCAACCACCGGCCCATGCTGGCATAGCGTGCACTCCTTATATGATGTCGAGGGAACTCATCGCACACTGATGCACACTTACATCAAAAAGTCAATAGACACATGTGGTTATACACTGTATACGCATCTAGCATTGATCGGGGGCCGGTAGGCCCCCCTTGCGTCCTAGTGTTGACTGCGAACACTACACATACATAGCCTCTTGAACAAACTTGCATGTGATCCTATGTGTGCTATACTATATGTGTTGCGTGCGTATACGTTGACGCATGTACGCATGTAGCAGTCTACTTGACATGGTAGCACAACTTACGCCTCTGGTGGTCTGACGACTACTGGGGGCGTATTTTTATACGTGGTATAGACTAGAGTACTACACACATAGCGCCTTTTGGTTTTATCTATATACACATATAGCACTCACATATACTCAACTACTATAAAGCGCACACATAGCGCACACTAATACTCAAACTCGCATTCAATTTCACACTGCTAGGGGCTTGTGTGTGTGCTCATCTCACCTCGCCACCCCTCGCGCGAGCTACGTGTTTGGGAATTGGCGGGGGAGTGCGTCTCGTGTCATCATGTGTTGCACATCCGTCACGCTATGTGTAGTAGGTGTAGCATTCATGCCACGCCACATATGGTATACTACATGTGGCATGTTTTCTGCATAGTGTGATGTGGGCCAGAACATGGGCAGACGGCGGCGCATCGCTTCGCACCTAATCGTGGGCATGTGTGGGCAATAGGTGCTACG